AGGTGCCGAAACGGCCCCCACCGTCCCGCCGTCGGTAGTAGAGCCGGAGCCGACCCGGGCGGAGAAACGCGCCGCGGCCCGCGCTCGGCAGAAGGAGATCGCCACCGCTGACGGCAACGCCCGCCTGCTGGCCGAGGTCGATGAACTCGCAGCGAAGAAGGCAACGAAGAAGACGATCCAATCGCGGCTCGACCCCGCACTGATCGAACCTGACCAGCTGTTCGCCAACGCCGACCCGGCCCTGCTGGACCAGCTGCGGGAGGCCGTCACCTCCACTGCGGTGGCGAGGCTCCAAATGGTGGTCGGCCGGATCGCGGCGGAGCGTGGCCTGGTCTCGATTGGTGAGGCAGGCGCCCGGCTCGAGTTCGATCCGGCGACGATGCGGAACCTGGCTGACGTCAACATTCCCGAAGGCGAACTCGTTGATGTAGTCCGGCAGGGGCACATTTTCGGCACTGGCAGCGATGCAGTCCAGCTTGATCAGGCTGTTGTTACCCGTGCGACCACGCAGGAGCAGATCCAGGCGTTGCAGGATCGGCTGACGGCGCTACAGGACCTATTCAACAGCGGCGAGACGACGGACGAGGACGGCGGCGACCTGGAGGCGGCGATTTCGCAGGTGCAGGCCGCGCTGGTGGCGTTGAAGGCTCCAGCTCGTAAGGCGGTAAAGAAGCGGCCGTTGACTGCCAGCAGGGTTGTGTGGACCGGCTGCCGGTTCTGTTTGAACCCGAGGCATCCGGGGCGGTGCGCGAAGCCGGGCAGCAAGGCGTACGAGAAGCGCCATGGCAAGGGCGGCGGCACGTCCGGCGGCGGTCCGGCTGCGGGTGGGGCCTCGGCCGGGGATGGCGGTTTCGAGTCTCGGGCTTCGGCTGCGGCAACCGGACGTGCGGCGCAGAAGGCGGCACCGTTCAACCGCGATACAGAGGTTCGACTTGCTGATGATGAGGGGTTCGACGACTTTGCTGGTACTGGCGTCCCCGGGCATCGGGTCAGGGATGCCCTGGCCGACTATGGCGACAATGGGCACCGGTCTGTCAACGGTGCTTTGCGGAAGGTCCGTGGTGACACTGGCAAGATTCCGGCAACGTTGCCAGGCGAACTCCACTACTCGAAGGTGCGGGTTACTGATCAGGTCACAGGCCTCGACGCGGCCATGTCACAGTCCCGTCTGACGAGCGACATCGTTGTTCATCGCGGCGTCGAGAGCCCTCGGAAGCTGTTCGGCACGTCCGGTGATTTGACCGGGTTGCAGTTCCGCGACCACGGCTATGCGTCGACGACGACAGCAGGCAAAGCGTCGAACGAGTTCACCGGGAACCGGACCGGGTTGCAGATGCGGATCCTGGTACCCAAAGGTACTGGGGCTATCGGCTCCACGGCTCTCGACCGCAACGAGTTGTTGCTGGATCGTGCACTGACATACAAGGTGCACCGCGACTACAAGGTTGATGGGGTTCGGACGGTTGATGTTGAGGTGGTGCCGTGAGCTTCGCCGACAGGCTGATTGACGACGGCGACTTTCCGGTGGAGATTCTGCGTCCGCCGGATGCTGACGTCGGGGTGCCGCTGGGGTCGCCGCCTGTGGTTGAGGATGCGTCCAATGTTGATGAGCCTTCGACCTGAGACGTCATCCCCGATTCGATACACTCACATAATCACACTTTTGTGTGCGTGATCGTTTGGGAGTGAAACCATGACAACAGTGGCAGTTATCGATGCGATGGCGGGGCCGTTGACGTGGCTACCCCACCCCATTCAACAGGCCTGGTTCGGCGACAAGATCAGCCTCTCCACCCGTGAGGCGTACCTCCGCGACGGCTGGCACTGGATTACCTGGTGTCACGACCACCAGATCGACCCGCTCGCCGCCACCCCCGGCGCCACCCGGGCCTGGATCGACGACCAACGCAAAGGCGCCTGGTATCCGCCCACAGTCCGCCGGCGGACCACCAGCCCGGACGGTGAGGCCACCATCGCCCGCCGGGTCTCGTCCGTGTCCCGGCTCTACCTCGTCCTGCGCGGCGAGGGCGTCACCACCGCCGACCCGCTCGCCAACGTCGACCGGCCCCGTAACCCCCAACCGTCCGACGCACGAATCCTCGGCCTCGACGCCCCAACCACCGTGCGGCTCCTCGCGGCCGCCGACGCCCACTCGCCACGTATGGCGGCGCTGCTGTGGCTACTCACCGCAGCCGGTCTGCGAATCAGTGAAGCTCTCGGCTGTGACGTGGACGCGATTGCCATAGTTCGCGGGCACTACACGATCACCGTGGTCGGGAAGGGCCGTAAGACCCGAACGGTCGCGGTTCCACCCGACGCGTCGTACCGCATAGAGACGTATCTTTCCGGGCGCACCGTAGGACCGCTGTTTCAGGTCGAGGGCGGCGGCGAGCGCTGGCATCGTGGCGATGCCTACCGTGCGGTGAGGCGCCTCGGTATTCGTGTTGGCCTGCCCAATCTGCATCCGCACGTGCTGCGCCATACGACTGCGACGCTTGCTCTCGACGCGGGTGAGCCCCTCGACACCGTCCAGGATTTGCTCGGGCACGCTAGTCCACAGACGACGACGCTGTATCGGGCGGCTCGGGACCGGGTCGAACGATCGGCGTCGTACGGGGTCGCGCGCCTGTTGGCGTCGACGCCGGTAGGCACTGGCGGTGCCATGGCATAGGCACCTGCCGGCGTTACGATCATCGGTAACACGGGGGTGTGACGATGCAACCAGACGTCTCAGAGAAGGTCATGGAGGTGCCGATCGGTGGCACCCCATGTCATGGGGTCCTCGCCGTCGAAGGTGTCGAAACAGGCGACTACCCGCGGCGCGAGTTTTCGCCCGGCGCCCTGGAGTGGGCACCAACCCCGCTGGCGTTGAAGTGGCAGCCGGCCGAGGACGACGGTCACGATGGTGCGGTGATCGTCGGCCGCATGGACGAGATTTGGCGCGACGGATCCCTGATCCGATTCCGCGGGGTGATGGACGACGCCGGGGTCATGGGCGGTGAGGCGCTGCGGCTGATGGGGCTGCGAATGCTCCGCGGCATTTCGGTCCTGGCTGACGACACCACCGATGAGGACGTCGAGTACGTCTACCCCGACATGGCAATGCCGATTGATATGCCGGCAGAAATGCCGATGGACGACCTGCCAGGGATGGAACCAGCCGATCCGATGGACATGATGGAGCCGGTCAAGGTCATCATCCATCACGCACGGATTCGCTCCGCAACGCTGCTCCCCGAACCCGCATTCGTTGAGGCAACCGTCGAACTCGGCGAGCCGGTCATGGTGGCGGCTGCGGTCGGCCCGACGGTGGTCACCGCAGCGGCATACACCATCACGATCCCCGAAATTTGGCCTGAAGAGTGGTTCGAGGAACCAACTGAGTTGCCGCCGTTCGGCGCTATTCACATCACTGCGGCCGGCCGCATCTTCGGCCTGCTCGGCCCGGACCGGGTCACGCATCGGGCGTTCCGCGCCACCGGCCGGGCAGTGACGATCCCCCGCGGCGTCGACTACTCCGAGTTCCAAAACAAGGCCGCGCTGGTCGCTGGCGCCGACGGTGAGGTGTATCGCATCAACGCCGGGAACATCACCTTCGACTGTGGCCACCCGTCGCCGTATGACGAACGGCGGGCTGACACGGCTTGGGCGATGCAGCACTACGACAACACCTGTTCCATCGCGGCCCGGGTGAGGGTCGGCGAAAACCGGCATGGGACGTGGGTTGCTGGCGGGCTCCTGCACGGCATCACTGCGGATGCGGTCGAGCGGATGATGGGCTGTGCCCTGTCCGGTGACTGGCAGGGCGGCCGCTTGAATGCGGCGCTGTTGGTGCCGGTCGAAGGGTTCCCGCGGGCACAAACGTCATCGGTGCGGATCCGTGAGGACGCCCTCGTATCGTCGACGGTGCCGCTCAAGTTCGTCTCGGAGCGAAGCATCGACACACGGCCGGTGTTGGAACGTTTGGCGCGTAGCATCAACCGTGATCACAAGACACGGTTTGCTGAGTTGCGAGTCAGGGCAGGGAGGTGAACGGCATGTGCGCCTGCGGAAGGGTCACACCTCCACCGCCTCCGCCACCACCGCCTCCACCAGCCGAATAGATCTGGTGGCCTGTCGCTGGCATTAGTCGATCTCGACCGTCTACGATGACCAACAAACCATCTGGGTGCCTCCGGGTGTAGACATCACTTCTTGTCTCACGGGGGCACCACATGGCAAAACCGACCACGAGCGGCGTCGGCGACGCGGGCGCCCCGTTCAACCTTCCCGCCGACCTCGACAACCTGACCCCGGAGCAGCTTGACGAACTCCGCGTCCAGGCCGAATCCGAGTTTGACGCCATCTACGACGGCGACGGCGGACCGCAGTCCGACCAGCTCGCCCGCGCGACCGAACTTGCCGACGCACTCGACACAATCCGCGGCAGGTCAGATGCGATCGCTGCTGAGGCCGCCGAAACGCAGAAGGCGTTTGAAGAGCTACGCGCACGCCGTACTCCGGTCGCCGAGGCCGAAGAGATCGCCGACGCCCCGATTGAGGACCAGACCGGCGAATCCGCCGTCGAGGGCGAGATTGTTCCGGCCGCACCGACGCCGCAGCTCGTCTCCGCGTCGGCCAGGCCGACTGGTGGCGCTGTCACCGCGTCGCGGGAGACTGGTGGCCTGTCTGGTGGGCAGCGCCGCCTGAATCCTTCCCTGTCCGGTGCCCGTACGGTGGCGCCTAGGGTGGAGGCCCCAAGCCAAGAACTGGCGATCACCGCCTCGGTTGGCTTGCCCGGCCAGTTCGAACCAGGTGCGAAGCTGACCAGCCTTCGCGCTGTCGGCGACTTGATCGAAACCCGTGCTAAGAGCATGGCCGACCAGGGCGGACGGTTCTCGCAGCGCCGCCAGGGCGACCCGTACGGCGGTGTCCAAGTCGCGTCCATCAAGAACGAGTGGGCGGACAAGTTCTCCGACACGTCCTCGACCGATGCGGTCCAGGCCTACATCGAAAAAGTTCAGGGCAACCGGATCGCCTCAAAGTTTGAAACGCTTGTCGCTGGCGGCGGCTGGTGTGCCCAGAGCCAGAACCGGTACGACTTTTTCAACATCGCCTGTGAGGGCGGTGGGATCGACCTTCCCACGTTCGGCGTCGAACGCGGCGGCATCAACTTCCCCGTCAGCCCGAGCCTGGCGGACACGTTCTCGCCGGCGCTGCCCTGGTATACGGCGTTCTCTAGTGCCACCGTGCCGTGGCTGTGGACCGAAACCGATGACATCGCCACCGTCACCGGATCCCCGAACAAGCCCTGTATCCGGGTGCCCTGTTCGACCATGTCGAACGTTCGGCTGGAGTGCTACGGCATCTGCCTGACGGCGGGAAACTTGGCCGACAACGCGTGGCCTGAGTCGACGCGCAACTTCCTGCGGCTACTCATGTCGGCCCACTTCCATGCCCAAAATGCCCGCTACATTTCCCAGATCGTCACCGCCGCCGGGACCGCAATCACGGGTTGCACCGGCGCTGGCGAAGGCGCCACCGCGCCGTTGCTGTCAACCGCCGAGCTTGGCGCCTGGGACTACCGGTCCCGGTTCGGCATGTGCGACGACGACGTTCTCGAATGGATCCTGCCGGCCTGGGCGAAGGGCGTTGTTCGCGCCGACCTGGCGAAGCGGACCGGCGTCTCCGACTTTATGGCCGTCCCCGACTCGGCGATTGCGCAATGGTTCGACGTCCGGAACCTGCGGGTCCAGTTCGTCGATGACTTCCAGGTGCGTGCCGCCGGCCAGCCCGGGGCTGCGACTGCGATCACGCAGTATCCGAGCTTCGTTAACGGGCTGCTGTACGCCGCAGGGACCGTGGCCCGCGGCAACGGCATGAGCCTCGACCTGGGTGTGGTCCGCGACTCGACGCTCAACGCCGAAAACGACTTCACAGCGGCGTGGATGGAAGAGTGCCACCTCATCGCCCAGTTCGGACACTCGGTCCGCAACTACCGGATCAACATCTGCCCCGACGGCACGACCGGCGCCGCGGATCTCACTACCTGCTGCCCGTAGTGCCCGACGAGTCCGACGAGCGGAAGGAGGTGACACCACATGCCTGGTCCTAGGCAGTTGGTGGCACCTCCGACGTTCGTCGACCGAAACTTTGGCCTCCTCAGCGTGGTGCAACCGCGGTATGACGAACCGGATGCGCATTGGCGTAACGGCGTCACCTGGCAGGGCTTATGTGGCCTGGCGGGTGTCACCTACGACCCGTTCTGTATCGAACCCGACCCGGCGTCGAAGGCCGCGAACGTCACTACCCCGGTGCGGGGGGCGCAGCCGTTCACCCCGTTCGCCGAGGTCGACTGTTCTCCGGTCGGCTACACGCAGGAGGAGGAGCGGGCGCGGGCGGTTGATGCGTTGACCCGGTCCGAGTCGTACCAGGTCGAAAACGTCTTTTGGACAGGTACTGCGGGTGGAGACGCGAACGCTGTCTATCCGCACTTGGCCGCGAACTCGGCCGTCTTGGACAGCGGAGTCCTGCCGACGATCACGTTGCAGTGCGCTGCCGTGTCGGTGACCGGCTCTGTGGTTGAGGACGTTGTCGAAGGTTTCGGCCGTCTGGAGGCGGCGCTCGGCTCGTGTTACAACGGCCAGGGCGTGTTGCATGTCCCGCTGATTTTGGGTGAGCAGCTGTTCCGGGCCGGAATCGTCAAGATCGAAGGGTCGCAGATCAAGACGCAGGCCGGCGGGAACTTGGTCGCGCTCGGCGCCGGCTACCCCGGCACCGGCCCGGACGGCACCGTCATCTCCAACGCCGTCTGGGTGTACATCACCGGACCAGTGTTCGCCTACCGGTCAGCGCCAGAGACGTTCAACTTCCGCGAGAGCTTCGACCGATCCGAAAACACGTTGAAGACAATCGTCGAACGGACCTACGTCCTCGGCTTCGACTGCTGCTGCCTCTACGCCGCACCGCTGTCCGTCGGCGGAATTGTGACTGGCCAACCACTGTCAGCGTTCTAGCCCTGGGAGGGGTCAGTGCCTACGCAAACCTTGTGCAGTAGCCCCATCGAGGGCTTGGTCCTGCGGGTTCTCAAACTCAACTCGTGTGGTGTGCCAGTAACCGGCACCGGGTCGGCGCAGATCGTCATGGACGGCTTCATTCAGGTCCAGGCATCGCCACAGTACGACACCGGCGACCGGAAAATTACCCGCAAGGCCAACGGCACCATCTGTGTCAACAACAAGCTCCCCGACCAGTTCACCAACGACGAACTCACCGTCGACTTTTGTGTCTGGCATCCCGGCCTGATCGTCAACACGATCAGCGCACGCCTACTCACCGGAAGCGTGTCGCCGACAGGCGCAGGGTTCGCACACGGCACCTGGTCCAATGCGACCGCCGCGCACTGGTCCCTCGAGGTGTGGGGCATCGCCGACACCGCCACCTGCAACGCCGCCGGAACAGTCCTATACAACTACTGGTTTTGGCCGCACCTGTCCGACGGCAAGAAGGGCGACTACACCATCGGCCAGGACCCGACGACGCTACAGATCATCGCCAACACCTACGACGGATCTCCGCAATGGACGGCCGGGAACTCGTGGCTCAACCAGGCCATCGTTTTGGGTGACCACGAGGGCATGATCCTAACGTCGACGGCGCCGCCAGCATCAGCATGCATCATCGCCGACTATCCATGATCTACAGTCGGCGATGAGTAGAGGGGCAGGCGACCGCCACGGGGGAGGTCGCCTCCCTGCCTATTGGGGGGTGAGCTGGTGACTGCGACACAGGGTCCGTGCTCGCCGTGGGATCCGGTCTTTTGCTGCAACCTCACCTCTGACGCTGTCGCAATTTCGGGTACCGCAGTTCAGGCGGCGACTGAAGTCCTCTACAACCTGTCGGGGCAGCGGTTCGGAATCTGCGAATTTGTGCTGCGGCCGTGCCGCCGCGACTGCTACGGGAACAGCTGGCCGTTCGATTCCGGGAACTGGTGGCAGTGGGGCGGCATGTACCCGCGGCCGGTCCTGTTCGACGGGGCTTGGTTTAACCTCACCTGCGGGTCCTGCTCCGGCACCTGTTCGTGCGGGCCGTTGGAAGAGGCGTGGCTACCGGGGCCGGTCAACACTGTTGTTCAGGTTTTGCTCAACGGGTCGCCGATGGTCACCGGCTCCTACCGTCTCGACGACTTTCGGAAACTTGTTCGTACCGACGGCGGCCGGTGGCCCGTCTGCCAAGACCTGTCCCAACCAGACACTGCGGACAACACCTGGTCGGTGACCGTCACGATCGGCGAGACGGTGCCGGCAATTGGTTCGATGGCTGTCGGCGAACTCGCCTGCGAGATCATCAAATCGTGTACCGGGCAAGCCTGCGCGATCCCGAAGAACGCTACGAACATCACCCGGCAAGGCATCACGATCGACTTCCCTACGTACACCGAACTGTTGCAAAACGGCTCGCTTGGCCTGCGATGGTCTGACCTGTTCGTCGCCACGTACAACCCGTCCCGACTCCGTGCCGCACCGCTCGTCTTCGACGTCGACGGTGACCGGTTCCGCAGGACAGGCACATGAGCACCATCCTCGGCGGCGCAATCCCGGCTAGTTCCGGACCGTCCGGCGGCTCCGCGAACGAGGGCATCGACTTTGTTGCCGCCCACACCGGCGACGTCGCCGGCATCTGGTGGTACCAGGAAATTGGCGGCCCCGCCGCGGTGACCGGCATCCTGTACGACGCCATCACCCATGCTGTCATCGGCTCGCAGGCCGCTGGCGTGCTCGTCGCCGGGGCCTGGAACTTCATTCCGTTTCCGGCGCCGATCACGATCACCGCCGGCTACATCTACACCGCCTCCGTGTTCCACACGACCGGAAACATTGGCTTCACCACCAACGGCCTACAAAACCACATCTACAACAATCCCCTGTCCGGGATCGCCAAGGCGGGCCGGTTCACCAACGGCGGCGCACCGTCCTATCCGCAGCCGTTCGCCTCTGACCTGTACGGCGTCGACGTCGAGTTCACGCAAACACCAACGTGCCCCGAATGCCCGCCGTGCCCGCCATGCCCGCCGACTGAGGGCTTCTTCATCAACCTCACCGCCCCCGGGTTCGCGAACGTCGTCACCGGCGTCGGGCAGTGTGTGATCGAAGCCTTGGACCAGACCCCGGCCGGCGCACCCTGCCGCCGCTGCCTGCTGTTGCCGACGCAGCAAATCCCGTGGGACAACTGCGGACCATGCGACGAAGACTCCTGCACCGGCCAGGTTGCTCTCACGATCCGTGCCGTGTACGGGTCGGACACATTCCCGGCCCCACAAACGTCGAAGACGTGGGCGAAGTGTTCACCGCGGTGGTGGGTCGCTCGAGTTGCTGTGTCTGTTACGCGGTGTGTGCCAGCGATGGACCAGACCGGTGCCCCGCCAGGCTGCGATCTCGAGCTCGCTGCCGCGATCATCTTGGAGAACGATCGGACCGCGGTCCGGCAGGCGATCGCCTGCTGCCTCGGCCAAGCCCACACCGATACCCCGCAGCTGGTCGGAAACTGGCTGATCGACCAGTCAGTAACGGTCGGCGAACTCGGTGGTTGCGCCGGCGTCGAAACCGAATTTTTGGTCGGGGTCCAAACCTGCCCCTGCCCCAGCTGATGGCTACCGCCTCGTTTTCTCACCGGTTCGATTTGGGTGCCGTCCAAGCGATGCTGACCTCGCCACAAGGTGGTGTCGTCAAGGACCTCCTCCGCCGCGGTCTCCTCGTGGAGACGCAGGCGAAACGAAACCTTGGCGGGATTGGTGGTCCGAAACGGATCGATACCGGCCGGCTGCGGGCGTCGATCGCGACCCAGCTCGTCAACCGCAACGGCACGCCGGCGATCCTCGTCGGCTCCAACGTCTACTACGCCAAGTGGATCCACGACGGGACTGGCCTGTTCGGACCGAGGCATCACCGGATCGTTCCCGTCCGGGCAAAGTTTCTACGCTTCCGACCCAAGGGATCCCGCAAGTTCATCTACCGCCGGTCGGTTGCCGGGATCAAACCGAACCCGTTCCTCCGCAACGCCCTAGCAGCGGCACGCGGATGATGACGGCATAAAGATCTAGACTTCGACCATGACCGAACCCCCCGACCAGATCCGGGACTTCACCATCCTCGCCGATCCGAAACAGTTCCGCATCGACGGCGACGTATTCGCGGCACCTGCGATCATTTCGCCGATCGCGTTAAAGAAACTCGCCGCTCTCCACGGTCAGCTCGGCGACGTCGGCGAACTCACCAAGGACCTTGACCGGACGTTGGATCTTATCGGCGACATGTTCCAAATCCTGCTGCCCGGCCCGTCTGGGGTCCGGTTCAAAGAGCGACTCCTGTCCGAGATGGAACCGATCGACCTGAACCGACAAGCGCTCCCGGCCCTGTATTGGCTTTTGGAGCAGTACGGGATGCGCCCTACACAGCCGTCCTCGCCCTCACCGGATGGGTCGACGGACGGTCAGACGGACACCCAGAACGGTGGCATCTCTTCAACGGATGGTGCCTCGCCCGAGGCATCCGAAACCTCGACCTAGCCGCCGCGGACTGGCTCGACCTGATCCACCACTACATCCTCACCATCGCAGCACCCGAAAAACATGAACAGATCAGCCGAGCATTGACAGGAGACCTCGACACCTACCAACCAGCCGCCGCACAACCAGCCACCGCACCAGCCCTACCCAGACCACCGTCGTGGTCGAGGATTCGGCCAGCGGACATAGCCAGAATGGCCGAAGCGAGGCGCCAAGCCGAGTAGAGGCCAAGCCACGGGGGTGGCCATGACTTCACCGATCGATACCGCAGCCGTCGCGATCGTGCCCGACTTTTCCGCGTTTGCGCGGGAAGCTAGGCAGGGCATTGACGCAGCGCTGCGCGGTGTCGTCTCCGAAGTTGATCGGGCGTTCGGGACGGTGGAGCGGTCCGCGGCCGAGACTGGCGCCGATGTGGGTCGCGAGTTTCAGCAGGGCGGCGAATCTGCTGAGCGGGCGTTGCGGGAGGTAGCCGCTCAGGCGAAACGGTCGTTTGCTCAGGTTGATGCCGAGGCTGCCGCGGCCGGGTCTGGTTTGGCGGCGAAGCTCGGCGGGGCGCTGGGGATACTCAAAACCGGCCTCGTCGGCGCCGGTATCGCCGCGGGTACTGGCTTGGGCTTGCTGACCAGCTTCGGACTGAAAAGCGCCGCAGCGTTGGAGCAGTCCCGAATCGCGTTCCAGTCGCTCCTCGGATCGGCTGAGGAAGGGAACCGGGTCTTCGCCGACCTGCAAAGATTCGCCGCGGTAACCCCGTTCGAGTTCACTGATGTCACCCCGCTTGCACAAAAGTTTTTGGCGTTCTCGGGTGCTGTCGGCCTGTCCAAAGATCAGCTGCAAGAGTTCCTGACCACCGCCGGAAACATTGTGTCCGTCACCGGCGGCGGCGCCCAGGCCCTCGACTCGATCGGACTTGCGTTCGCCCACATTTCCTCCGGCGGCAAAGTGTCGCTGGAAGACATCAACATCCTGTCTGACGCCCTGCCTGGCTTCTCCGGTGTGGCGGCGATCGCCGCCGCGACCGGCATGTCAACCGGCGACGCGATGAAAGCCATCTCGGCAGGGGCGATCGACGCCACAACCGGCACACAGGCGTTGCTGGCCGGGATGGCAAAGTTCCCCGGTGCTGCGGGGGCGATGGAGAAACAGTCGCAAACGCTGCTCGGGGTCTTCTCCACGTTCAAAGACACCGTCTCGCAGGCGTTGGCGGGGGCGTTCGAGCCTGTCATTCCGGCGATCAAAGACGCCCTGACCGAGGCGACACCGATCCTTGGCGAGGCGATCGGAAAACTCGCCCCCGCGCTCGGGTCGGCGCTGTCGGCGATCCTGCCGCTGATCTCCACGCTGGTTGTCGCGATCTCACCGATCTTGAAACCGCTCGTAGACGGCATCGGCGTGTTCGTCCGAGCCGCCGGCGAAACCGGCGGACTGGAGCGCCTCGGTCAGGCCTTGGGCGAAGTCGCCAGCGCACTGTTTCCGCTGTTCCCCGTTCTCGGCAGGTTCACGAGTGCCCTCGCCGATGCGCTGATCCCGGCGATCGAGGCACTAATTCCGCAGATGCCAGAAATGGTCCGCGGCCTGGTAGATCTCCTGACCGCGATAACGCCGATCCTGCCGGCGTTGGGTTTCCTCCTCGCTTCGATCGTCGAACTGGGCAAGGTCCTCCCCGGCCTCCTTACCTTGATCACCCGACTTACCAAAGTCGATTGGGGCGGCATCGGCGAGTCGATCAGCGGCGCGTTCTCTGTCGCGCTGTCCGCAGTCAGTGGCTTCTTTACGGGCATCGGGGCGTTCTTCACCGCACTGCCTAGCCGAATCGGTGCTGCGCTGGCAGTCCTGCCCGGCGTCCTTGTCGGCTTGGCCACCGAGGCGTTCGATCTGTTTTTCACCGCGATCGGGTTCGGGATCGGCATCATCGTCAAGGCGTTCACCGACCTGCCCGTCACCATCGCAGCCCTTGTCGCCCTGCTATGGAAGACGGTCACGGACCTCACCATTGCCGGTGTCGCCCTGCTGATCGGGTTCCTCAGCACCCTTCCGGCCCGGATCGGCGCGATCGTCACCGACCTGTGGACCCGGGTCAAAGCGTTCTTTACTGAGGGCGTCGACTCGACGGTCACGACCGCCAAAGGCCTTCCCGGGCGGATCCTGGACGTCCTCAAATCGCTGCCCGGACAGATGGTTCAGGTCGGGAAAAACATCATCGGCGGTCTGATCGACGGCATCAAAGGTGCGGTCGGCGCAGCCGTCGACACCGTGAAACGGGCAATGGCCGACATCGTCAACGGCGCCAAAAAAGCGCTGGGTATCGCCTCCCCGTCGACGGTGTTCGCCGACGCAGTGGGGGCACAGATCCCCGCCGGCATCGAACAGGGCATTGAGGCCGGGGTGCCGTCGTTGCAGCAGCTCCTCGGCGACGTCACCGCCCCCACCATCAACGCCCAAGGCGGCGCGGCTGGCGCCTTAGGCAATGTGGTCATCAACCTTGGCGGGGTTCACTTCTCCGGCGTCGTACCCTCCGACGCCGAAGCACGCCGGGCGGGTACCGCAGTCGCTGCCGGCGCGGCCGATGCTCTCCGCCGTCGCGACGTGGCCCTAGCAGTGAGGCAAATCTGATGGGCAACTACAACCCGCATTCCCCGATCATCCTGGGCGAGGAGTGGGTGCCGATCCGGGATGAGGACGTTGTTTTCTCACCGGCGGTGAACGTTGTCGAGCTGGGTCACGAGTTCACGACCACCGTCGCGCGGGTGCCGACCGACGCCCGTTTCTACGTCCACGACATGCCGCCGCACACCGACCGCGGCCAAACGTACATGGCGGCGATCTACCCAGCTGGGAATGAGGCCCTGTCCGGACCGATCAGCCGGGTCATCATCCCGTGCCGGTCGGCGCTGACAACGGGCGGAACCATCTCCAGCGGCGCTGCGACCGCTGCCGACGCGTTACTCACCGCATCGACGTCAACCGGGATCACCCTCGATACGAACATTACTAACAGCGGCATCATCATGACGTTTGCCGTCAACCAGTATCCGATCCTGTCCGGAAAAAGGATCTTGGGTGTGAACTTGCTGTACGGCGGTGCCGGCACTGACGACATTTTTGGTGCCGGTACCGCGTCCGCGTCAGCGATCCTCATGTCAACGTCGACGAACGTCAACCCTGGCAATCCGAAAGCCCTGTTCGGCCGGTTCGGGCCTGCGTTCGACATAAACCGCAACAAGTTCGGCGAGGTCAACCAGTTTTGGACGACAAACAGCCCGACCAGCGTGTCCGAACGCATGCCGTGGATCTATACGGACCTACAGCGCCTCGACACGACCGCGACCCGACTGTACATCCTGATGACGACCGGTACCGGCGTCAACAGCGGGACCACTCCGTCATCGTTTTGCTTCATCTTCTACGCCGCCCTAGAGGTCATTTACTGCGAGGAGCAGCGGATTATCGTTGGCGGCGCCCAGTTCGGCACCTCGTTTCCAGGCGTTTCATTCGGCAAAGACACCGTCCTGGGCATGAACGCCCTGCCGTTGCGAGATCTGACCTACACCGCCAACCCGACCCTCGCCGCCGGCCAATATTTGCTCACCATCTCATCAGCCGATGTTGGCGACATCAACGACACTCTCGCGGCAACCACCTCGGACTATTCGACGTTGAACGCTCTCCGTGAGCTGTACCAGATTCCGCCGCACCCCGGTGTCCAGCTGGACATTCCGTTTCCGGTCGAGGACCGGATCGGCGAAGTGTTCACGTCGACGATGACGCACATTCTGCCGCAAACGTCGCTGCACGCGTCCGGCGGAACGTTGACAGAGCCGCACGTCTACGGCCGGCAAGCGGTCGCCCAAGTTTGGGGCACTAACACCGCCACCCAGGACATCTACGACGACATTTCCGGTGTCTCCGCGTCATATCCGCAGGTCCGGTATTATGCCCGCCGGTTCGGCGACACCACAGTTCCGCTGACGTTGACCGGTGCTGCGAGCCTGTCCGGGTCGTCGGTGGCGATAACCCCGGGCGAGTTTGATGCGTTGACCGAAATCGTCGACGGGTGGAAAGAGGTAACCCTACGGTTTGCTACGCCGCCGTCGATGGGTGCTGTCGCTGGCTTTCCGGGCTGGACGTGGTCTGCCTCGGCCGAAGTGGCCGGGAACCGGTGGGAGATCCTAGGCGCATCTGCGCCCGCCATCTCTGGGACGCCCGGGAACCTGTTCAACCTGGTGCCCTACCCGAACCAGCTCGGCCCAGCAACGTATGGTGCCGGCGCCACACAGACGATCACCTTTATCTCAGCAGGGACCGCAGCCCACGGCAACAACGCGTCTGTGGTCCCGGGCATGCCGGCCACGATCCAGCGCGGCGATTTGCTGCTCGTTTTGGCGGCGATTCGTAACTCGCCGACCGGAAACCCAGACGTACCAACGGGCTACACACAGCTGCTGAACGCGTCGAACATGCGCCTCTTCGGAAAAATCTACGACGGGTCAGAGTCGGCGCCCACGGTCAACTTCTCTGACGGTGTCGCGAACGCGACCACATCGGCGCAGATGGCCGCATTCCGGAACGTCACCCTTTCGGTGGTCACCTCGGCGAACCAGCTCAACGGGTCCGCCGCGAACATCGCGTTCCCGGCGATCGCCTCCGGGGCGATGGAAGACAACACCCTCGTCCTGTTTCTTGGCTGGCGGGAACAGGACTGGACGTCGGTCGACACCATCGCCGGTGCGACAGAGATCGGCGACCCGTCCACCGGCACCGGCGACAACCAGGGCATCGTGTGGGATTTCATCGTCCGCGGCCCCGCTGCCTCCGTCGGCGCCGGGTCGTTTGTTGTCAACGGCGGTGTCAATGGCATTTCCCGCGGTGCGGTGACAGTACTCCGGCACGCCGACCCGGGCGCCGAGGTCGAGTTGACGTGGATGCCGCAGGGCGTTGGGTCTCCGTATGTGTCGAGCCCGTCGGCGGATGCCACGTCGGATGCGGCGATTCTGTTCTCTCAGGATCCGCCGAATATCGAGATTGGCCTGTCGCAGCTGACGCAGACGGTGACCGGGATCGGGTTCGACTGCGGCAGTCTGCCGTGTTGTATCCCGTCGGGGATCGGCTACCAAAGGGTGACGTGGTCGGCGGCGTCGCTCGCAGCGTCAGGATTCGGTGCCTATGAGCTGCAACGTTTCGACGTTGCTCCAGGCGCCACCTTTGAAACGATCATGTTGGCGACGTCGCCGACGGTGACTGGGTTCAACGACTTCGAGGCCCGGGTCGGACTCAACTCCGTCTATCGAATGCGGGTACTGAACCTTTACAACTTTGCCGGATCGTGGTCTAACCAGGTCACCGGCGCGCCACCAGCCCCGGGCGTGACCGGCGGCTGCGCCGATGCTACCGGAGCGTTGATCTTCACGTCGAACGCCGACCAGTCAGGCCAGTCGAACGCGGCCTATGTAATGCAGTGGGACGGCGCCCCGGTCGAAGACTTCGACCTGCCGGAGGGGTCCGCGGTCGCGTTCCAGCCGATGTACGGCCGCGACGGGGCGGTGGCATTCCACGGCACCGAACGTGGCTTGGAAACGTTCTCGCGGACGCTGCTGATCCAGGCTGCGGCAATCGACGCGATCCGTCTCGCCGACGTCAAAACGCTTCGCGACCTGGCCTGGCGGGACCTGCCCTATGTGTGTGTCCGTGACGACATCGGCGACCGCTGGTTCTCCAACGTCCGCATTCCCACCGTTAACGCCCGCCTCAACCGGACCAACTACATGGCCCGCGTCGACGTCGTCGAAGTCACCACCATCCCATGCCAGGTGGATCCGTGAGCGGCCTCGACTGGGTGGGTGGACGCACCCTCACCACCGACGCCCCGACCGCCGTGTTGGACCTGGACGACTGCATCGGCCAGCGGCAGGCGACATGGCGATTCGATTTGGTCGACGGTGTCACCGGCATTCAGCTCGGACAGCTCCACCCGATCCGTGAAGGTGCCACCATCACCCACGACACCACCCGCACCACCAAACGCGACCTACGGTTGGCGTTAGGTGTCTCCGATACGGAGGCGATCAACCCGCTGACCGATCGGATCATGCCGTCGATGCTCATCGGCGGGGGTACCTATCCGTTGGGCCGGTTCATGTTCGTCGACGAAACCGACCTCATTTCCACTGGCGGCATCCTCGGCGATGTTGCCCTGGTCGACGAAATGTTCCTCGTTGACCAGGCAATGTCTACCGCGTTTACGTTCAGCGGCCTTGCCAACGCCGCCGTGCTTGCCCTTATCGCAGGGCTGCCACTGCCTGCTGTCAACATCGAAGCGTCGCCGTACTCGGCCGTTGGTGCGTGGCAGCCCGGCACCGGCCGCGGTCAAGTCTTGGCCGCCTTGGCTACCCAAGGCGACTACATGACACCGTGGCTCGACAACACGGGTACTTTCCGCATGATTCGCACCGTCGACCCCGACACTGCGATACCCACATTAGATTTCGACCTTGGGCATCGCGTCATCCAAGGCTCGATCTCCGAAACCTCCGACCTGTTGCGGGCTCCAAACCGGTTCGTCGTGACCTCGACCTCAGGTGATGCGGTCGGCGCGGCGATTGTCGGCATCTACGATGTGCCACCGACAGCCCCGTATTCGATCGCATCCCGCGGCTTCGTCATCCCCCAGTTCACCGCCATGCAGGTTGCTGACTCTGTCCAAGCCGCCGCAGCTGCGAGGAACCTCGGCATCCGTCAGTCGGTTTTCCTGCGTACACAACTATCGACACCGCCCGACCCGCGGCACGACTCGTATGACGTCATCCGCTGGCAGGGCGTCAACTGGCTCGAACTCGGATGGTCAATGACCCTCCAAGAAGGAGCACCGATGACGCACATCCTGCGGAGGTCATTCCAGTGACCCCGGATCCTTTGCTCGTGCAAGCGGTGGCGCAGGCCATACAAGGTAACGCGTCACGGCTCGGGCTGGTGTGGGAGTTGACGTTCGCAACCGTCGTCGACGGCACCACACCGGCCGCAACGGCGGTGACTTTCGACTCTGACACCACGACGATCGTGCCGGTGGTTAGTTTGATCGGGGCCAAAACCGCGGGCGACCGAGTCGCTGTCGTATCGATTCCGTTGGGCGGCCAATACATTGTGGGGTTCCTGTCATGAACCGGTTCGCTGTTGTACTCACCCACAATCGGCCCGAGCTGCTCCGCGACTGCGTGGCGGCGATCGGGCCGCAGGTCGATGCCGTCATCGTCATCGACAACGCTTCCGACCCGCCGGTTTACCGGTGCCCCCCGGAAACGTCGACGCCCATCGCAGTGCTCACGGTGCCAGACCAGCCGCCGAACTTAGCGAAACTGTGGAATATCGGTATCGATTTAGCCGCTGATTGGCACGGTAAAAGCGAATTGGATGGGCCGTGGCATGTTGCGTTCCTGTGCGACGATGCCACCGTCCCCGAAGGCTGGTTTGACGCCGTCGTCGACGCCATGGCGTCGACCGAGGCCGCGATCGGCTGCTCCAACCCGTGGGGCAACAGCCATCCACCGCAGCTGAAGACCGAACCTGACGGCGACCTCATGGGCCGTATGCCTGGCTGGGCGTGGATCCTCAACCCTGACTCTGGAGTCAGGGCAGACGAGTCGATGCGGTGGTGGTGGCTCGACACTGACATCGACTGGCAGGCCCGCAAACACGGCGGCATGGTCATGATCGGCGGATACCCGGTTCCGAACCGACTACCGAACGACTTCACCGTTCACGTACCAGGTCTTGGCGAGCAAGCAGGCCGCGACGGCGAAACGTTCACAGCTAAGTGGGGTCGACGGCCGTGGTGATCGGATACGGCGTTTGTGTCGGCTCATGGGACAAACTTCAAACCAACGTCATACCCCGCATCGGCGGACGGCCGTTGCTGGCCCTGTCGGGCCAAACGTCGCTGACCGCCGCGTACAACAGCATCCTCAACGCCTACCGAGGCCGCGGCCTGGACGCGCTCATCCTCCAACATGACGACCTAGAAATCGTCGACCCCGACGCCGAAACCAAGTTCCTCGACGCGCTCGCGGACCCGGATGTGGCCATGGTTGGCGTCTGCGGCGGAAAAGGCGACCGCGAACTGTCGTGGTGGAACTCAGAAACCGTTGGCCATCAGATGACCGACTCGGGCATCGTCGACTTCGGCCCCCGGACCGGCGACGTAGCTTTCGTCGAGGGCAGCGTCATGGTCCTGTCCGCATGGGCGGTCGAAAATTTGCGCTTCGACCAGCGCTATCCGGCATTCCTCGGCTACGACGACATTTGCCTCACCGCCCGCGCAGCCGGCAAACGGGTGATCGTCGCCGACGTCGACACGCACCATCACAGCACCCTCGGATTCAAGTCCGCGCAGATTGCCGCCTCCTGGGATGAGGCCGAACGCATCTTCCAAGAAAAGTGGTGGCGACAATGAGACGCACGACGTGCAGTGCCTGCACCAGCTCAGACCTTGAAGTGTTCTTGGATCTAGGCCGGTCGCCCATCGCCGACGCCTATACAGCTCGGCACGACGAGGTGTCGCCGACATATCCTCTGGAGTTGGCGGTGTGCGGTAAGTGCCGTCTCGTTCAGCTCCTCGAAGTCCTCGACGATATGACGTTGTTCGGCACCGGATACAGCTTCTATTCGTCGGCCTCTCCCCCGCTGTCCGCGTATCACGCTGGCTACGCCGCTGACATCCGCAGCCGCTACGGCGATCTGGCGCAGCGGGGCGTGGTCGAGGTCGGCTGCAACGACGGTGACCTACTCCGTCACTTCGCTGATTGCCCCAGCCTGGGCATCGACCCCGCTGCTGGGCCTGGTCTAGTCGCCCAGGAACGTGGTCTCAACATCGTTCCGAACGCGTTCGGAACAGCCTTACAGGTATGGCACGACATCAAGCCGCCGGGCGTGCTCATCGCTAACCACGTTTTGGCCCATGTGCCCGACGTCCACGATTTCCTTGTCGGCCTTGAACGGCTGGTTGCCGGCGACGGGATCGTAATGGTCGAGGTGCAGTACCTACCTGACCTGCTCGTCAATAACGCGTTCGACCTCGTCTATCACGAGCACCGCAACTTTTTCAGCCTGACGTCGCTGGAGCAGGCCGCGAAGCGGGCCGGGCTGCATGTTGTCGACGCCGAACTGACCGCAAGGCAGGGCGGCTCGTTGCGGGTGACACTCGCCAAGACGCCGCTGCCGAACCCTCGAGTCGACGCCCTACGGTCCTCTGAGGCGTGGCTTCAGGACTGGGGACCGTACGCCGGGTTTCAGGGACGGGTCGACCGGATCCGTACCCGGCTACTTGGTCACCTACACGCGGAGTACGAGGCGGGACACCTCATCGTCGGCTACGGTGCGCCAGCGAAGGCAACAACGCTGCTGAACTACTGCGGCATCTCGGACAGCCTTGTCAGTTGGGTAGTTGATTCGACGCCCGCAAAACAAGGCCGGTTCATTCCCGGCACCGGCCTGCAAATTCTGCGACCCGAACCGGGCAACGAACCCGCAGACACATACCTTTGCCTCGCCTGGAACTACGCGGCGGAGATCATGCGGAAGAACATTGCATTCACCGCCGCCGAGGGCCGTTGGCTCTTGCCCATCCCGGCGCCTGTCCTACTGTGAAGGCCCTCATCCTCGGCGTCCTCGGCCAGGACGGTTCATACCTGGCCGAGCAGCTACTCGCCGATGGGCACGACGTCCATGGCATGGTTCGGCGGGCCAACGCCGTATCGCCAGCCATGCTCCACCGCGGCGATCTGCTCGACCAGGACTCCATAGAGACCACGTTGCTGGCCAGCCGGCCAGATGTGGTCTACAACCTCGCTGCGGTCACGTCGCCCGGCGGAGCATGGGGCACCCCCCAGCCGTCGCTGCTGGCCGAGGTGACCGGCGTCGGGGTGGTCCGCCTGCTCGACGCGATGGTGCGCTGTGCTCCAGGTGCGCGACTGGTGCATGCCTCGTCGTCGGCGGTGTTCAGCCCGGACCGATACGGCCTCTATGGCGCTGCGAAGGTGCTGGCGCATCAGGCGGTTGTCGGATACAAGCACCGGCTGCACTGCTCCAACGCGGTGCTGTTCAGCCACACCTCGCCGCGACAGGACTCGCGGTTCCTGGCCCGCCGAATCTGCTCGACGGTCGCACGTATTGCGGCCGGCAGTGGTGAGCGGCTAATTCTTGGCGACGTCGACTCGAGTCGGGATTGGGGGTGGGCGCCGGACTACATGCGTGCCCTTCAGGTCATCGCCGAGCAGCCCCGCCCAGGCGACTGGATGGTGCACACCGAAGAACGACACTTCGTCCGCGAGCTTGTCGAGGTGGCGCTGCGGGTCGCTGGACTGGCCTGGGACGACGTAGTGGAGATCGACCCAGACGCGTTGAGTGTTCCAGATGAGATCACAGACGTCATGCATACCTGCGTGCTGCGGCTGGGCTGGAAACCGGAGACCACTTTCGCGGCGATGGTGGCAGAAATGGTCCATGCCGAACTGGATGCCCGGCCGTGAGCAAGACGCCGTGCATCGTCATCACCCGCGACCGGGTCTCGTATACGCGGCTGTGTGTCGCATCGCTCGAACCGTTTTGCGACCAGCTGGAAATCCATTTCGTTGACCACGGGTCAACGTGGGCGCCGATGCTTGACTATCTCGACGAGTCCCCATATCTCGTCCACCGCCGCGGTGACCTGCCGCCACGCGCATTGTGGGACTGGCCTGGCCTCGGCGACCTTGTTGGTGACCGGCCGTATCTCGTCACCGACCCGGACGTGGTTCTCGACGCCGACTGCCCCGACGATTGGCTCGACCAGCTCAACCGAGAACTTGTTCTCGGCGATGTTGTCAAAGCCGGCGTCGGGCTGCGCATCGACGACCTACCCTGCACAAACATGGCCGCGGACGTGTGTAGATGGGAGACCGCATTTTGGCTTGAACGCACTCCAACGGGTGCGGCGTTCCGTGCCCCCGTGGACACGACGCTCGCCCTGTATCGGCCGTTGACACAGCAACCGACATTCACCCTGCACCCTGGTGCGCGCCTCGATGCGCCATACCTCGCAAGACATTTGCCGTGGTACGGCGACCGAGATGCGGCCGAAGCCGACCACTATCGGCAGCGTGTGCTGCCCGGTGCTTCACATTGGACTAACGGCGGCTGGTGAGCCGCCCTGAGCGAAAGACTTCCCCCGATGATCCGTCCCACCGTTTCCGTCATCATCCCGGCGCATCCGGGCCGGATCCGTAACGGCATGCTCGCTCGGGCGCTGAACAGTGTTCACGCCCAGTCGCTGTTGCCCGACGCTGTCCATGTCGCGGTCGACAACAACAGCCAAGGGGCGGCTGCGACCCGGCAGCGTGCCCTGGAGTCGGCGACCACAGACTTCGTCGCGTTCCTCGACTCGGACGATCTGTTCCTCGAGCATCACCTACGGTGGTTGATCGCGCATCAGCAGAAGACCGGCGCTGACTTTGTCTACAGCTGGTTCAAGGTGTTGCAGCAGTTCCCCGACGGCACGAGCCGAGTCCTCGAAGACGACCCGATTTTTCCGGTCACCCACTACCTGAATCCGTTCGACCCGGCCGACCCGATCGAAACCACGATCACGACGTTGGTTCGGACCGAGCTCGCACAGCAGGTCGGGTTCCAGCCCCTCGACCGCGGCGAGGCCAATAGCGGCGAGGACCGATATTTCACGCTCGGCTGTTTGGAGGCTGGCGCGACCGTCTCGCATCTGGTTCGCAAGTCGTGGCTGTGGACGCATCACCAACTGCCAGACGGAACCCAAGGCAACACGGCAGGGCGGCCGACCAAGGGAGACGCCCGGCCGCGATAAGCAAAACCCCCGCAGGGGGCTACGGGGGGTTTGAGGCGAGCGATCACCTAGCGCATTCCGGATCTTACACGGGGAGATGCGCTAATGATCGTTTACGTCTATCCGGCCGACGACTTCGGCTGCGGCCACTACCGTCTCATTTGGCCCGCCCAAGCGCTACGCGCTCAAGGGCACGATGTGCGGATCGTGCCACCGGCGGCGAGGACCGGAATCGGTGGTGACATCGACAGCCAAACCGGCGCCCTGGTCAATGTCCGTATCCCACCTGATGCTGATGTGATCGTCATGCAGCGTGTGAGCTTGGCGCACCTGTCAGCAGCGGTGCCAATGATCCGCGCCCGGGGTGTCGCAGTAGTGGTCGATATGGATGATGATCTCACCAAGATCGATCCCAGCAATCCGGCGTTCTGGGCGATGAAAGCCGACTCGGGCGACCGTCGGCACACATGGCGCAACGCCCACCAGGCGTGCCTCGACGCAACGCTGGTGACCGTGTCCACACCAGCACTGTTGCCGATCTACGCACCACACGGCCGCGGTGTAGTTCTTGAGAACCGGATCCCGGCCGCCTACCTCGACATCCCACACGAGGACTCGGCGACGATCGGCTGGCCCGGCTCCACCCACAGTCATCCCCTCGACCTACACGAGGTCGGACCGTCCGTGGCCCGGTTGCTACGGGAAGGCCACACCTACCGCGGCGTCGGACCCGCCGACGGGCTCAAGGCCGCGCTGCGTCTCGAGGAAGAACCCGAGGTGACCGGGTCGGTCGACCTCGACCAGTGGCCGGCCGAGTTGGCAAAGATTGGGGTCGGTTTGGCTCCTCTGGCGGATACCAAGTTCAATGCTGCGAAGTCACATCTGAAGCCGTTGGAACTGTCGGCTTGTGGCGTGCCCTGGCTGGCGTCGCCGCGGGTCGAGTATCGCCGTTTGCAGAGGGCGTTGGGTGTCGGCTTGTTGGCGGAGCGGCCGAAGGACTGGCATCGGCAGTTGAAGCGTCTGGTAACTGATTCACCGCTCAGAGTGGAGCAGTCGCAGGCCGGTCGAGTCGCTGCGGCCGGGTGGACGATCGACGGCAATGCGTGGCGTTGGGCCGAGGTGTGGGCGGACGCTTTGGCCCGTCAGCGGCCCAAGATCGAAAGATCGATGGTGCGAGTATGATCAAAAAGTAAGACAAATACTCACGGGGGTGAGGCATGGCCGGGTGGACAGTCGATCAGGGTCTCTTGCGGCTACGTGCCCAGGTCGACGCACGCGCCCCGGGCCGCAGCAAGGCAAGCGACGGCACGATCGGCGACGCCGCCCACGCCGCCACAGAGTCGGACCACAACCCGGAACATCCGCCACCGGCAGGTAATCCGGACTATCAGGTTGACGCGCTCGACCTGACGCACGACCCCGCGCACGGCGCTGACATGGCGGCCATTTCCGAAGCGATCCGTGTCTCCCGCGACCGGCGGGTCAGCTACGTCATCTTCAACCGGCGGATCTACTCCGGTGCTGGCGGTCCGCAGCCGTGGATATGGAGGCCCTACACCGGTACAAGCGCGCACACCGAACACATGCACGTGTCGGTCCGCGACGACCACCACGACGAAACCCAGGACTGGCAGATAGGAGCAAACATGGCACTGCCGAGCATCGACGACGTGATCCGGTACGAGATACGTGCCTGGCTCGCCGACACACTGACCACCACCAAGCGGATCGAAACCAAGCTCGACGCGGTGACCATCGCTATCGGTGCGATCGGGTCATCGAACCCGGACGTGGTAGCCATCCTTGCCGGTCTCGATGACCGGCTGGGCGCCCTCAAGGCCGAACTGCGCGACGCGGTTGCCGACCTTGGCGAGGGTGGCGCCGCCCAGGTTCGTGCGGACGCTGGACCGTGAAGGAACTGACGTGGCGTCATGTTGCCGTGATCACGATCCTCGTCGCTGGGATCGTCGCGTTGACCATCACCGGGCATGATGCGGGTGCGCTCACCGGCCTCGGAATTCTCATCGCGACCGGCATTGGTGTCATCGTGCAGCAGGGCCGGCAGGGCATTGAGCAGACGAACGGTCGTATCGGTGAGCTGGTCAAGTTGGTGGAGAAGCAGTCGGTGATGTTGGCGTCGATGACGCCAGTGCTGCCGACTGACGACAAGGTGTCTGTGGCTGAGGCGATGTGGGACGGCCGCCCAGACATGACGATCGCCGGCCGCTGACGAATGAGCGCCCCAGACCGTTGGGTCTTGGGGCGCCTATTCATGTCGCGGTGATCCGCCCATCGGGGCTAGCCGTTGGGGTCCAGACCAATCGACGCGCGCCGATGATGCTCGGCCATCTGGTCCGCCAGCTCCCAGTTCACGCTGCCGAGCCTGGGCGATCTGGCGGCTACGGGCAGCCTTCTCGGCCTGGCTCTCTCGCTGCCTGTCATGAGTTTGCTATTCGGCTGAGACAGCCTCGTGGACCACCGCGTAGTACCGACCTCGGGCTACTGGCTGCCGGCACGTACCCCGGCTGACCTCCAACGCAAGCCAGGTCATGACCGTCTGACGGGCCAACCCAGTGAACCCGTCGCTGACCAGCCGATTGTGAAGCTCACCGGGTTGGAATCCGTCCGGTTGTGCTTCACGAAGCATGGTCAGCATCCGGTCGTGTGGGGGACTGCGATCGTAGGCAACATTTTTTGGTGTCGGCCACGTGCGCGGGTCGGACAGCGGACCTGCCTTATATTGGCTGCGGGCGGTGTCGGCGGCGCGCTTCTCCTCGATCGCTGCCATCACCTTGGCATGACCATCCGTGACGATGTCTTCTGTTTCCTGGAGCAGGGCAGCCTGCCGGGAAGTGAACCGGTCCCACCGGTCCGTGTACACACTGTTTCCCATGTTGGCCATCCTCGCACTTGGCTTGTCTAGTTGTGGGCGCCTGTTACCGGTCGCGACGACGACAGCGTCAACGCCCGCCGGGGTGATTCGGAATGCCCGGTCCGGGCGGCATTCGGTCGGCTTGTCGGCGGAAATAACGCAGCCGCAGCCTGGGTGTGGCATGTCTGCCGGTTTGAGGTTGTGCTCCCAACCGACTAGGTAGGCGATCTCCGATTCGGTTCGCATCAACATGCCGATCTTGTTTTTGGACTGTGCGTTCAGCTCCATCGGTAGGTAGTCGACGGTGGCGCGTAGGGCACAAACAACGAGGCGGACGCCGGCGCTACGGCCCGTGTCGGAGATCGTCGCCAGTTTCTTCTGAATCTCTTTCGGCAGGGTTTTGAGCTCGTCAACGACGATCACGATCTGTGGCACGTCTGGACCGACAGGAAGCTTGTCCACGTTTGCGGCCCGCATCCTCGCCCGATACGAGGGTTTGCGGCCGTTGATGATGTCGATCGCTGCGTCGCACATCTGGTCGACTTCTTCGACGTCGCCGTTCTCTCCGGCCGCCCAGTCGATTCCGGGAGCGGCCGCGCGTCCCTCCAGCCACGGCGTAATCCATGGCTGATACAGGCCGCCGGTCAGGTCGATGCCCCAGGTGAGGACGTCGTCGCAGCGGGCAAGACCGCCGATGACGACATGCAGACGGTTTGTTTTGCCGGAGTCGATTTGGCCGACGAGGGCGAGCGAGTGGTATCGCAAGTGCACGGTGGAGGTAGTGCCGTCGCGATGGCCTCCGACTGCGATCGGGTCATTGACCGACCGCAGGCTGAGGTCGGCCGGGAACGGAAGCTCGCTCGCCAGGCCGTCCTTGATGCTGACCTTGAGGACGAGTTGGCCGCGATGGGCGCCGGGGCCCACTTCGACGCCGCAGCCCTCGGGGAGTCTGGCGTCGGACGCGAGCCGGTCAGCCATGGTTGAAATGTCGTTGACGGTGGTGCCACCCGCGACTGGTTCCCACGCCAGGGTGAATCCGTTCTCGGTGGGCCACCGGTCCAAGGCCATGACAACGCCTTGCTTCTTACATACTCGCTGGATGCGCTGTTCCCACTCGTGGGCGAGAGGGCCGCCGACCCGCACCCGGACGGGAGTACCCGCGACAGCCTCGACGTGTACGGCTGTCGCCTGATGCGCTTCTTTGGATCGGACCCAGGCCCGGCCAGCGATCGCGACACAGGCCGCGACGATGACCAGGGCGGCGCCCGAGTAAAGAATGCCGTCTCCGGTCCGAGCAACCAAGATCCATAATCCGCCTGCGGCGATCACGCTACCGGAGGCGAAGGCGACCGATATGGGTTTGCCGGACATGAGCCGGGCCATCGCAGTAGCCATCGCCACGAGCATCGCTACGGCGCCGCCGAGAGCCATCATGTAGCCGGGCATTGCGATGTTGGACATGGCCGCGGCCACGGCGGCCAGGCCAAGGGCAACGTTGATCGTGCCCCAGACCGGGCCGTGCTTGCCAGACCAATCGACATGGACCGCCGTGTTCTTCATCAGCGTGCCGACCTCACGTCCCACATTTCCTCGCCCGGACGCGGTGCACGGTGTCGCTTCAGGTCCTCCTCGTGCATCGCCTCAAACGCGGCCGGGACATCGTTCGACGACTCCTGCGCCCTGAATAGGGCCTCGTACACAGTGCCGACCGCCTGCGACACCGCCGGATGCAGCGGGTACAGATCGACAGATCTTGAGTGCATGGTCTTTAGCCCGCTGGCGATATCGCCAAGCGCAGCCGGTAGGGCTTTGAAGTCCTCTTCGACTTCGGCGATCCGCTGCGGGTCGCGGGATGCGACCGCGGCGTGGAACTCGGCGGCGAGTTCGGCCAGTCTGCTGGCCATGTTTCCTCCCTGGTTGGGGTTGGGGGTTGTCGGCCCGCTGGTGCGGGACGTCTTCGGTGTTGCTGGGGTGGCCGTCTTTGGTTTTTTGACGGTGCGTTGGATCTTGCGGCCCATTTTGTGGCCGGCCTTGGTGAGCTTGGCGGCGCGTTTCAGCCACGCTCGTCTCGTGGACCCTGGCGTGGCGCGGCCTCTCGATACGCCAGTCTTGGCGTCGGTCTGGCCCGCCAACGTCGATCTTGACGGCCGACTACGAGACGCCCCTACAGGCGACGTTCCGAGGCCCGGACTGCGCCGGCCGAGGCTGCCGTGGCCAGCAGCGTCCCCTAAGCGCCGCGCTCCAAGCGCCGACGGTTTCCCGCCGCCGCCCGACGCTCGCCCCGCCACGCCAGCCCGACGGCCGAAAAGACCAGACCGCGGACCACCGGCTGTCCGGCCGCCCGATCCGGATCGGCTGAACAGACCGCCTCGGGCAGCTGGGCCACCGCCCCGGGCACCGGACCGGCGAAACAAGCCATCTAACCCCCCGCCGGTCCTGCCACTGAACCCGGACCGGCGGCCAGACGTTTTCCGCCAGATCCGCATCCCGACCATCA